TGGATTAAAATTAAGAAATAAATTAAATGGTTGGGTTGTTGGTCAAAAAACTATATTCTTAAATTTTGCAGAAATGGGATCTGGATTTTCCTCTGTATGGTTGAAAACAGGAATAGGAATGTACAAAAATAAAATTGAGCCAAAGAAGGAACCTATAGAAGGAACAATAGAATTAGAAAATTATAAAACAATTGAAAATCATATTTCCTTTTTGTCTGAGAAAAATGTTAATACTTATAATCCCATTGAAGAGGAATTTTTGAGTTTATCCTCAGAATTTGATTCAAAACCAGCCTTGGATATGAAACAGGAATTGATTAATGCCTATCAACCTTGGTATGAAAAAATAAAACATACTAATAATTATGTTTATTTAAGAAGATCACATAATTTGGCTCAACAATTAATCCATTATAACCTCGTAAATTTAAAACCTAAAACTTTTGTGATTTTTAATTCTGGCATACCTAATTTGGTTTACATCCTTGCCGGTTGTTATAATCAGTTATTTTCCGAACAAGGTAAACCTTTTATGTGTGTTTGTTTAACAAAAAACCCTGATTATTTTTCTAGTTTTTTTGGAAAATTAGAGAAACATAAAATTGATTCAGAAAACTGGTTAATTATCAGTAATTGGAGAAGATTGCCTACCTTTAAATTAACTTTCCTGAAAGATGTGTATTACAGTGTCATTAGTACAACAATGAACAGTATTTTGTCCTCTAATAACAAGGAATCAATAATGGTACCTGGTAAAATAGAAAGAATTTTTTCTTATAGAACGATTATTTCTTTATGTACTAATCAAAAAGTGGCGGAACTTTTAATGGACAATAGATATGCTTATATGTCTGCTTTTGCTTTATATACAAACATTGATAAGTTACTAATTGAAAAATTTGGTCCCCCTTATAAATGTGATTTAGAATGTTGGATAGTTCAAAGAATTTTAAAGAAATTACCCTTAATAAATGAGGAAGTAAGAGAAAACAAAATTACTTTAAATTCAGCAGAATTCGTGAAGGGAAGAAGGACTACAACTTCTCTAGGTGGTATTGTTAATTTAACTTCCTTATGGGGAGATTATAGACTTTATGATGTCTTAGAATTATTAGATGAAGCTTTTGTTTATGTTCATACAATGAAAGAACCTTCTAATGTTTTTCATGAAGAAGTAAATGCTTTGAAAACCATAGTTTCATTTCAAGAACAATATTTAAACTTAAAAAATGATCAAAAAACAGGGAAAATTTTGAATGGGGTTTCTTTAAGGGATTATTTGTCTTCAGATACTATTATAGGGTTTTGTTCTTGGGTTATAAAAGAATCTGTAGAAGATGAAATAAGAAGATTAAAACCTGATTTTAAAAAAATTATCCATGAGTTAAATGATGAACCTATCTCTGAAATTATTAGTACTAAAGCAGTTATAGCTGATTTAGATAGAGAAATGATAAGTACTGTTAATCCAGAAAAAAGACAACAATCAAAATATGTAAAAAAATTAGAAGAATACACAGGAAGAAAATTAACAGAGGAAGAAAAAGCAGATCTTAAAAGATATTATTTTAAGACAAGTAGTCATTACTATAATGAAGGAAAACCCAGACAAAAAGTTATTGAGACAATTTTGGATGTAATAGTGGAGAAACCTGAAATTAATAGAACAATATTAATGGCAAATGAATTTATTAAAGAAGAAAAAGGTAAAGTTGTTGCTGATATTTGTATTAAAGCTCAATATGGCGCCAAAAGAGAATTTTATGTTGTCAATATAGGTGCAAAGGCACTTGCTAGAGTTGGTGAAGTTTTTTTTAAAAAAATTTGCGAAGTTTGTCCAAATGAGGCAATTTCTATCCCTGGTGATAAGAAGATTTTAAAAATGCAACAAATGTTAGATAATATTTATTTAAATATACCAAAAAATTTGGATTATAAAATGATGTTTGTGAATGGAGATTGTACAAAATGGTCTGCAGCAGAAACACTAGGTTCATTTATAACAATGTGTGAGGTTTTAAAAGATTATATTCCAACAGGGATGTATACCTTATTAAAAACGGGATTTGCTTTGTGGGCAGACAAAAAAATAAATATTCCTATTGAATTATTAGAAAAAGTAATCCCAAAGAATGAATACCTAGCAAATATCTACAATCAAAATAAAATCTCTTTGGAAAAACCCCAACTAAAAAGTACACAAAATTTCCTTCAGGGAATGTTCAATTATGCCTCATCTCTAAAAGCTTCAAGTTGTAATTATTATATGGAAAAA